AGTCCATCCGGCCGTCATATCTTGTGAACGGTTGATAAATGGAGTTGTTGCGATTGTTCCTTCAATATCAAGGAATTCATCAAAGCGCCATTGCTTAAAAGTTGTATGTATATCCTTACAAATCGAAATGCAATCCGAATGAATTTCATTTATTTGATCATAATCGGATTGGTTGTATTTATCGCATATTGTAATTATGGCATTTATTCCAACATTGAAATCGCCAATTTGCGAAGGTTGTAAAGAAACAACCATCATTGGATAAGTTACGGCATCCCGGGAAACAGCATCCAAAAATTCTCCAAAGAAAAAGGAGTTAATTTGCCGGTGTTCGGTTGCGATCAACTCGAACTCCTTCCGTAGTTGGTTTAATGTTTTTTCCATAATTATTTAAGTATTTTTTAAGCTGTTCAATTTGTTTCTTTGATGCTTTAAACTTCATATAATAAAATTTATTGGAGTATAACCGGAACGATCCGCAAGCATATCTTCGGAACAAGCTCCAGGGCTTGAAGATGAAAGATTATATTCAGGATAAAGAGTTCCATTATCCGCTCTCAAATGAACGATTAATCTTTCTTTGTAGAAATATGCATCTTTGCGCAATTGATCCCGCAAAGCGCTTGTTTCGGCATCTGTATTCGGTGTTTGATTCTCATCTTGAATCCTTCCAACGGATTTATTGGTTAATTTCTCATTCAATAAAAGCGCGCATCTGTAATCAACAAATGCAACCAAGCAAGGCGTTACAAAATCATTCATTAAATCCAAGTATGGTTGAGTCCAAGTGTTTGTATTTACGCGTAATAATAGCGCTTTGAATAACGGAGTTGTTAATGCCGGTTGTAATTGTATATCCTGGCTTCTTTTAATAGCAACCGCGAGTAATTTAGTGTCCGTATTCATATGAATAAGACCAAGCTTCTTTAAATTGTCAACGCTTAATAAATAGTCCATAATTTTATTTTTGTTAAGTTGTTAAATTTTCTTCAATTATTGGTTCAAAAACAATATTATTTTTTTGTTCCGGTAATGGTATTGAATGTTGATTTGTTAAAAGTATTACATCCGGAATACCTTCCGGAAATGCATCACATCCCAAGCGAAAAGGATTTGTATGTTTGCATCTATTGCATATTAAATCAATTGTTTCTGTCATTTTTTTTATTTTTTGAAATATTTATCAATTAAATTTCCGACTAATATAGAGTATTTTGACGGATTTGAGTTTAATTTATATTCCGTCCAACATTCGGCGTGAAATTCATTAATATTTTTGTTCGCATAACTACCAAGATAAATCTTGTTTAATTCATTAATTTTATTATCATTAGTTAATTGTCGAATTTCTTTTTGATATTCACTTCTAATTACGTTTAATTTATTAAAATAATCTTTAACATTCGGTGTTCTTGAACGTTCCAAAGCCATAACATGTCCCATTTCATGAACTGCGGTTGCAAGCTCAAGATTTTTTTCATCAACTGCGGATTTGCCGGAAGCTATAATTCGACCGTTTAATTCTTTAACTCGAATTGCTGGATTTCTTTGATTAAATGAATCGGTTTTATTGCCAAGATTTATTTCAATAATTTCAAAACCCCCGCCTTTTGTCATTGATCTATATCCAGAACGAACAAATCCATAACTTGTTGTTGTTGAACTTAAAGTTAATTTAATTTCATCGGCAATTTCTTGATTAAATTTATATTCGTTTTTTATTTTATTAACCGATTCCATATATTTTTGGATTCTTTCTGGTGTCATATCTTTTGCAATTGTAAGTCTTGAAACTTTAACTCCAAGCGCTTCTTCAATTACTTTTTTCGCAAATTCTCGACCTTCTTTTATTGTTTTTATTTTTATTTCGCCAACTTCAATTAATGGAGCTTCCGGGGCTGTTTCAACCGATGGCCTTTTTATTGTAATTTGTTGAACCCATTCATGGCGACAAAATGGAGTTGTAACTCCAGTTTCCGGATTTGTGTACCAACCGCCTTTGTATTTCCAAACATCGCGATCAACCCTGGATGATATTGCATTAATATCTTCGCGAGTAAAGATTCGATTTAATTCAAGCAATTTTTCACAAAACGCCCTTGTTTCGGTTTTAACCGGTGGCACATCGGGGCGGGTTCGATATGAGTAGCGAATTTCAAATTCCGGGGTTTCGCCAACCCCAGTTACTTTCCCTTACCGCCTGGAGTTAAAGTTATTTCTCCAATTTTATCAAATAATTGATCATGCCTTTTCATTACCTCATCATGCGGAGTATTCCATTCAATTGGAACGGTTCCCAAAACAATATAATCATCTTTGCTTTCTCCAAACTCTTCAAATATCTTTATTTCTTCATTTGAAAATGAATCATGTTTGCATTTTGAAACATTAACCGCAGCAACATCCACAACGCCTGGATTTGTTGAATCAAGAACTGCATTTGCATCGGTTTCTTTAATAAGTAATGGCATAACATCGGTTAATTTTACGGTTCCAACATAACCGCCAAGCTTCGCCATATAATTAATCATCCATTCAATGCGCTTTTGCCTTGCGGAAACGTAAGTTGTTTTAAATATCTCAAATAAATCCGCACTTTCGGCAGCATTAAATGAACCGGTTTGAATAACTCCAAACAATGTTGGCGCGGTTACACTATGCGCAACTAAAATATTTTGTTGAACGGATGCCGCGGTTACTGAATAACGCTTATCAAGATCATTGCCGTTTAATTGTTGAACGCTTGGGGCTAAATCCGCGCCATCGGAAAAGGTTATAATTATTTCCCCGGCATCTTCAACGGATTGCGTACGGCCTTTGATTGAATCTGTAATCCTGCGCAGCTCTTCGCTTGATTCCGGGAATCCGCTTGGCATATTTATTAAGGTGCCGGATTTGAATCCATTTTGCAATTCGTACATATGAAATTTTGCAATATCAACATCTGTTTGAATCGCTGTTAATCCCCCTTGATAAGTTGGCTTCGGATAAATTCCCTTTTCTTTGCGGGATTTCTTTGCCGGTTCCTTATAATAAAGAACAAATTGGCCAACCCGGTTATTTTCATCCAGGGCGGGAAACATTCTTAAATTAGTTTTTTCCGAAGATTGTTGCATTGCGCTCCAATCATCCGAAATATAATAAGTCTTTTCATCTTCGCTCATTCGAATGCGATCAACATCCAAATATTCCCACAAAGCAACTCGAGTTCCTTCGCGGTTCCAGGTGCCTTTAACACAAAAACCCCCGAACATCTCAAAATCAAAAGCCATTTGTTCGGCAATCTCATTCATATCAAATTCCGAATATTGGTTGCGGATAAATTCATCCATGTTCCCGGATACCGCTTCAAGGCCATTGCCGGCAATATAAAAAGTTTTTGTTTTTATGATTCCCTGGTGCCAAGCGCTTCCATTATATAAATCAATCAAGAAATAAGGATAATCATTTTTCTTTCCCCACTTTACAAATCCAAGGGCGCGATCTTTTTCTTCTTCTGGTAGCATGAAATCTTTTCGAAAAGATAAAGATGTCATTTTGATTTTGTCGTTATTCATATATTTCAAAAGTTATTGGCGATTCATAAAAATTATTTGTTGTTGGTGCTTCAACCACTTCGGCGCGCCCGGTTTCAACAATTCCTTGCGATAATGTTGGATCCAAATTTATTGCGCTTGTTTGTTGGTAAATATTATAAACATAAGAACCGTTATAATCAAAAGTCAAATCAACGCCATCAATCAAAACAAATTCATCAAAGCGCGAAATTGCTTGGCTTACATTCGTTAAAATGCAAAAATAAGATTTGAAGCTTTGTTCGTGGATGAACTCAAATAGATAGTTCGGCGCCTGGATTGTTGTCAATTCCGTTACCGTTACCACTATCGGAGTGCTTCCGCTTCTTTGTATTATCAACATACTTTATTAATTTTGGTTGATCTGTTTCGTAAACATAAAATATTCCCAAGTTCATGTATAAATCGCCTTGGCCTTCTTTAATTGTGTAAAATCTTTGCGTTAATTTACTAAAACATTTTGATCCGATGTACTCTTTTTTTATTTTCATAACGTAAATATAAACAAAAAAAAAGGAAAGGAATTTATTTTCCCTTCCCTTTTGTATTAAACTAAACTAAACTAATTAAATTGATGGCGATTGTTGGTTTAATAAAGCCGCGTAAACTGCCGGGCTAACATCTGGAACTTCATCATTTTCCATACCATTCAAAACAATTACATGGCCTTTTCTATCTCCTTTTAGAACGCCGCTTGTGTACTCATTCGCATCCGCAACTTGTAATCCTTCGCCAAGGCCAAGAGCAACAATTGTTCCATCCGCGTTCTCAACCAAAGCAACAACCAAATTTTGAGCTAATAAGTGAATCTCACTTCTTAATTCTTTTGAATCGGATGCAATGATCATTGATAAAGATTGCTCATAAAATAGCGTTCCGTTATCTTTGTTTACTTTTATCGGAGCTGTAAAACTCGATAAGTTTGATTTCAATTTATATCGAAATGTTTCACCGCTAACAGTTAATGTTGTAATTTCATTTGCTGTTATTATGGTATTTGCTATATTGTCAAAAGGAAAAATTAGAACGGATTTAATCCCGCCTTTTCCATTTGTACAAGTACGGTCATTATATCCCGCTGTCATATCACATGCACTCATTTTCTTTTCTTTTTTTGTTAAAGGGGAATTTTCATCCCCTTAATTATTAATTAAATTATATTGGCGAAGATGTTCCGTTCCATACTCCAACGTTATTCAAGAAAGGAACTTGAACTCCAGCTCTGAATTTTGAACGAAGATAAATTAAATCATCATCAAAAGAATACCAAAGATCGTAAGATTCGAAATCGCTTGATAAGTCAGTTCCAAATACGAAATGAGATGAACGGCCAGTATAGATATTATCTTTACCATTCAATCCGTTTACTTTAACAACTCTCATGTTTGTTCCTGGTAGTAAAATCTCATCCATTGTAGCGATTGCCGTTGGATCGTAATTGAACAAGTTCAAAGTTACAAGATTTTTTAACAAAAAGTTAAATGATTCACGACCGCAAAAACAAATGAAATCTTGAGATTCCGCAACGTTTGCCGGTGTATTTGAGAAACATGCATAAAATACATCATATGCATTTGATGCTGTTAAAGATGCAACCGCTGTTGGATTTAAATCAACACATCCCGCAGCTGTTGTAAGCAACTTACAAAATCCATCCATAAAAGCAAGGTTACCAGAACCAGATGTTTTGTTTCCTTTCCAAATTAATTTGTCAAGTTCAAAAGCATGAAGCTTCAATAAATAATCTGTGATTTGCGCCTCAAATGGAAGGTTTTTA